CACCAGCCCATAAGAGTGCTAGAACCTGACGGAATCCTTTAGCCCAACCCTCTTTGCTATCCTTAACAACCACAGTAGACTCACTATCAAACAACTCAGGTATCTCTGGTAGCTTCTTTATGAACTGTCTCTCAACAGAGAAGCCAACACCAGTACCACAGAGTAGTATATACATAGCCTCATCAAAAGATTTAGGATCATCTACTGGTAAGTAACTACAGTTATATCCAGCTGTATTGTCGCGATCCAAGGCAGGACCAGCTGTCATCATAGCTCTCATACTAGGCATAATCTCTTGACCAAGTATAGCCTGTTCTAGATCATACACCTCATTGTTATTTATAATTCTATCTACTTCATTACCCAGCGCCTTACGAACTACATTGTCCATGTAACGTTCTACTGTCTCTCCCCAAGACTCACGTCCTTTGCCATCAAAGTATTTGGCATAGCGTGACTTGTGAATGAACGCCTGATAGTCTGTTGGTAATTGGTTACTCATCTATTGTCTCCTGATCCTTGTATTTTGTTTCGTTCCTTACGTGATGAAAGCTTCTCAATGTTAATGTTTGCTATCTCATCTAAGTTATACCCTATGTCGTTAGCCAAATTAGCCAAATACCATAGTACATCTCCTAGTTCCTTAGCTACCTCATGTCTATTAAAATTATTATCACGTACTTGTTTCTTCACCTTCTCGGCTATCTCTCCTGTCTCTCCACATAAACCTAGCGTTGGGTACAGAACCTTGTGTGTTGCAGGGTATATAGCAAAGCTAACTGCCTTAATCTGATACTCTCTAAAGCTATTCATTTTCTCTCCTTCACGTTTAAATTTTCTATATTCATATCATCCACATCATATATAACATCTGTTATCAGATCGTGTACATCTTTTTCATGGCTATCCTTACTAGAAGATAATAAATTATTAGTATCGTCTACCTTTGCTACAAAACTAACGTTAAACTTTTTCATGCATTACCCTTTGTCTTCGTCCATCTGTTAAGTAGGATAACATTATCGTCTACCTTATACCCAGTGTCTGTTTGTTTTACAGCTTCTTCATATTGTTCTGGGAACATCTCCTTCATCAGATCAGCTCGTAGTTCTACAAAATCATCCCATGCATCAGGGTATAAATCTAAGAACGACTGTGCTGCTGCCATAGTAAGAGCTTCCTCTAGTGCTGCCTTCATACCTTCGTGTGACTCAGCCTCACCAAATACTAGACCTGTCTTGATGTGGCCTGTCCACTCACCCTCGTCCATGATAGGGTGTAGTATAATAGCGATGTCGCCAGGCTTTACTTCATAACCCATCATAGTCTCCTCTTAACTTTAACACGTTGTTCCTTCATACGCTTACCTTTTTCTATTAGCCAACCTTCAGGTATGACTCGGTGCGCCCACTTGAAACCATTCTTCTCACACCAATCACAGTACCTACTCTTAGCACCCTTATATAGTTTAGCATTTGCGTTACTAAATACAAAACGTATATCTAGTTTAGGGTGTTGCCTCTGTACTTCTATATGCTTGCGGCGATCTCCAGCACTGAATAACCCTTTCGTCTCGATTATAATACCATTGTCCAATTCGAAGTCTGGTGTATAGGTGCGATACTTTAAATCTTCCCACTCTATCTTTAGCTTTTCATAGGATACAATCTTTTGTCGTGTCTCTAAGAATGTAGCGGCCTCTAGTTCAAGGCCACTACGGTAGTTTCTTCTATTGTGTTTACGAACCACGCCCATCTCCTATGTGTACATACTCTACCATAGGTGGTTCTTTCTTACCCTTGTATACACGAGAGGGTTGTTCGTTTAAGTCCCAACACTTATGTTTGAAGTCACACCAGCCACAAGTATTTTTATCCAGTACTAAGTTACCACTAGGCTTCTTGAAGTAAGTCTCAGGTATTGCTTCGTAGCAACGCTTGAAGGGTGCATCACTCTCAATGTAATCCACAGTAGATTGAATGCTATCTATGACAGCTTCCTTGTCCACCTCAGATGCGTCTACATACTTAAACTCACCGTTGCCTTTGTTTACTACCCACCAACCACCTACGTCCTTTCCAGCGGCTTCTGCGTAGCCTACAAGCTGTGATACATAGCCGAAGCTATCCTTGTTGTTGAGGGTATCAAAGCTTTCAAACTTATTAGTGTATGACCAAGGGGATGCAGACTTAACATCGTCAATCTTTCCATCCATCTCCATGTCGTACTCACCCTTGATCTCTTGACCATTGGGTAGCTTGAGTGTGACAATCTCATTGTCTTTAAAGTCTTGGTTTACTGCACGTAGTAATCCCTTGAACACAGCCTCAACTATATCACCAAGGATCATGTTCATTAAGAAGTGCGGTGGAAAAGGTCTACGATCTTCTGGATCATTCTTTTCAAACCACAGCTGACAGGGTGCTTTACCAATGTTAGACATACGTAAGCGGAAGTCGCCACGCGGAGGTGAGTTAAACTGTTTGTTCAACGCCGCCTCAACATCAGCGGCAACCTGCTTGGTCACCGCCTCTGTCATGTTTGCTTCACCAGCCAAAGCCTTCTGCAGAAAACTGTAGATTGCTAATTCTGCTGGGTGATTCATTGGCCTACCTCAACAAAGTCATTGTTGATAATATCAGACACTACAGACTCATCATCCTCAGACATAGCTTTATCAAACCTCTCATGGTATAAGTCTAAGATCTTACCATTGCTGTATTCAATAAGCTCAATGAAATCTTTTAACATCTCATTGTCACCCTCAGCAAGATCAACCCTATCGCCTGATGCTGCTTTGATTTTACCAAACTTAGCACCTGTTGGGATGCTATCTTCTACACCCATAAACTTAACAGTAGACATGATAGGTAGTAAGTTCTTGCGCTTGAGTACACTCAACACACCATTGATACTCTTGAGTGAGTCTCGGTTCTTAACGTCCATTACAAAGGGTACGTCTTTATAAGAAGCCTTATCAATAGGTTCACCCTTCTCATTGATAGGATCATCAAGTGTTACTGTACCATAGTAGACGTTGACACGCTTAACACTACGGATGATCTGCTTAGTAGCATCATCTAAAGCTTGGAAGTCTTCGATCCAACCTGACGGTCTACCCAAGTTGAAGCCACCTATGCTGTCCTTCATATCACCATTGAGTGAGTTAGCTAAGACAGACTTCTCCATCTCTTCTGTTTCACTGTTCCAACGTTGCCACTGTTGGCGCTGGGCGAAGATACGAATAGTGATCCCATTACTATAGACCTTTTCATCACCACGATTGAGGATGAATGCACCTACTGGTACTACCTCAGTCTTGATTGCCTTACCTGCTACCTCTAGTTCACCCATCAGGGGTGAGTGTAGCATACCCATACGTGATATGGAGGGTGTTGCATCTCCGCTAGACGCTGACACGCCCATAAGTTCTGCCATTGATTGACCGCGTTCGTTCGCGATTGATAGTTCATTGCTCATTTCTATACCTTTCTATAGATTCAAAGAGTTCCTAGTTATACATTATACGTCAACTGTGTCAAGCCAGTTTGGACCTATTTTTGCTTCAAGTAGTAATGGTACATTCATCTCTACATTGTATGTTTTTTCTACAAGTTCATTGATGTTGTCGTTAAGTGATTCAATAATATCAATAACTTGTTGTTCTTCATCAGGGTGTATGTCAACTACCATACTATCGTGTACTGAATTAACCACTACAGAATTGTATGGTTGTAACAATTCGTGAAGCTCGTTCAACACAATAGGTACTATATCACCTGTAGCAAACCCTTGTACTGGGTAGTTCTTAATCATTGTAAAGTGACTTGGCATACCGTTGTCTCTGCGTCTTACATTAGGGAAAGCATACTGTCGCCCTGACTTATTAGTGATCTTCAATAAGCGTAATGCCTCGTCGCCTAACTCCTTATGCCATGCAGCAATACCCTCATACTTCTCAATAAAATGTTTGTAGTAAGCGGCTTCAGCCTTAGATCTACCATATCCTGTAGCCCCGAAAAGGGGAGCAAACGTATGCGCCTTCGCTGAGGTCCTTGAGGTTTTCTGACCTGCATCTGTTATAACTTTTGCTGTGTAACTGTGTACATCAAAGCCTGTGCTAATCTCTTTCATAGCCTTTTCGTCTTGAGCAAGAAACGCAGCAACTCTAAACTCAAGTTGAGCAAAGTCAGCTTCCATTATCTTTCCATTTTCCCACCGTGAAACAAAGACTTTCTTCACAGGAAACGTACCACCACGAGGCATGTTCTGCATGTTAGGGTTACGTCCACTGAAACGTCCAGTAGCTGTTATGTGTTGTGTTAAGCCTACATGTAAGAAGCCATCATGCTTAGTATAGTTTGATATACCCTCAACAAAAGAACTCAGGTAGCTACTGATAGCAGACAGACGTTTCTGATCTGTAAGAAATGCCTCTGCCTCTTCCATGTTATTACTTCTGGCAGTAGCCGCAAGTACATCTAGGTTATCCTTACCTGTACTAAAACCATTGGCACTAATCCATTTCTTATTAGGCGCAGTAAACCTTAGACCTGCAATCTGTTTTGTTTCTTGTAGTTGAAAGCCTCGCGTGTCACAGTCTTTACACTTGTTAGGTCTAGCATACTTTGTGCCATCCTTCTTTAGTTTATATGTTTTGCCTACACCCTCACAGGTTGGGCATGTAAATGCTTTTGTTCTGTATACAGGCGTAGAGTTTGCCCTAACAGCATCCTTGTATTCATCCACTGTAGACGTGAACTCAAACAAATCTGCCCATTCCTTTTTGTTATTCATGCGTAACGAGAATACAACCTGTGACATTTGCTCAGGACTGTTAAGGTTTATAGGTGTATCACCCATAAGCTTACGTATCTTCTTCTGCATCCTGTCTTCAATCTCTGCCTTCTCTTGTTCAAACTCTACTCTTACTTCTTCAAGGGCTGATCTATCCACCCTGATCCCTGACATATACATTCGGGTGAGGGTTTTACAGGTGGTAAAGGTTGTATCTCTAATGACTTTGAGACCTGTGGATTCGGGCTTGGCATAGTCAGCTTCGATACTGTGGAACAACCAGCTAGTAGAGAGCAGGTCACACCTAAGATAAAAGGTAAGCTCGTCCAACGGTATTTCATTTGTTGTGTATCCTTCTTTAAAATATCTTTTAAGTGTATCATCTTTCTGTACCTCTAGGTTTCTGCGTTCAGCACAAGCACCTAGGCTTAGTGGTGTGCGCTGCCCTCTATCAAGTATATACTCTGCTAACATAGTGTCATAGATCAAGCCATCATATTTGAAGCCTGACTCCCACAGCCACATCATATCGTGCTGTGCATTGTGCATAATTAAAAGCTCTGTTAAGTCTAGTATATCCTGCACTAACTTATGCCCAGCGCCTGACGTATCCTTTGCTTCGTCATGGTCTATGTTTACAATATGTAGTTCATCATGGTTATCTGCATTAACCATACCAACTTGGACGAGATGATTGTTAATCTCAAACGGGTCCATGTGGTCTTTGCCATTACGTTTTGTTGTGCTGTTCTCAACATCTAATACTATTCTCATGTCTTACCTCAAGCTGAAAAGATAGAGCGTGATCCATCTAATACACAGGCAATCCTACCCTGATACCCATTCAACTTATTCTTGGCTAAGTTTAGATAACGAACTGGATCTTCGTCTTCTCCCTCAGCTTGTTGTGTCTTACCTATCAGGACCATCAGGTCAGCTTCAGCTGCCTTGCCTGTCTTAGATCCTTCCATCATCGCTTGGTTAAGGTCAGCCTTACCTTCTGCTTCAGCAGATAGTTGTGACATCCAGATCACACAGCAATCATACTGCTTAGCTATGTTACGTGCATGGATAGCAGCAGTCTTGAGTGTGATGTCACTTCTCTCACTACTTACATCAGCAAACTTATCGCCCATGTCTAATACTACAACGTCAGGCTTCTCTTGTTTAACAACAGACTCAACCCATGCCATACCCTTACCTGTACTATCCTTGAACAAGACGTTACTTCTAATAGGCTCATAACGTTTCTGTGCCAGGGCTTTGTTCTCTCTAACTTCTTTCATTGTCATGTTAGATGATGCACTTATATAACGTGCAGCAACACGTGTGTATGCTTCCTCATTACACAGTACAATACACTTAGCACCCTGATGTGCAAAGCCTTGAGCACCTGCTATAATACTGGCATGGAAAGAAGTTTTACCAGTATTGGGACGAGCGCCAACCAACACAAGGTGACCACCACTAACGCCTTCCACCCTACGAGCCAAGGAAGATATGTTAAAGCTCCACTTGGATTCCAGAAGCGTTGCATCAAGTATTGTGTCAAGGCTATTGTCGTCCCAGTCAACACGTAGATTAGGAGTAAAATCATTTTTGTATTCCTCTAGTAGTCGTCGCAGAGGTTCTAAACTATCCTCTGTTCCATTAACAAAATCAAACCCTAGGTTTGCTACACGATCACCAACATGCTGTTGAAACAACTGTGATAGTGTGTCTTGTGCTATCTCTTCTTTGATAGGCTCAGTGATTGCTATACGCTTAAACAAATCCTCATACGCTCCGCGAGTAGCAGTAGTAAGACTAGCATTCATTCTATTAAACACAGCCTCTAGATCCGCAACAGTTAGGTCACCCTCATAGGATTCCATAGCACCATCAAGTGCCTGTTTAATCTTGCGTACATCCTTACTAAATATTTTATCAGGGCAACGTATGCCCTTGTGTTGATCATAAAAGTTACGATCTAGTAACGTTTTAATCAGTGCTAATTCCATCATTATTTATGTCTCCTACAACAATATATTATACGTCTTCCTTTGGTGCTAAGTAATACGAACCTGCACTACTCTTATACGCAGCCATGATGTCCAACCATTGTTGGCTACTCATTATCAACATCTGATAAGCATCCATCTCAGGTTCAAACTGTCTCATGTAAACAGTACCTTCATCACCAAAGATTATCTCTATGTCTTCGTGCTGATCAGAGTGATCAAGGGTGGTTATGATTGATGCATCAGATTCAAACTCAACTGTGAACATCTGATCCCTCCGCTACAATTATATTTACTTGCGCTACATTACCTACAACTTTAACAATCTTAAACTCTAATCCTTCTTTGGTAAGTAATCTTCTTAACATAGTTACTGGTATCATACATCTGCCTTTCCTGTTAGTTTTATCAACCTATCTAAGTACCACTGTGATTTCAATAGGTCTTCTTGTTTATTTTTATATCTCCATCGGTGTAGATACTTAGCGATGTTACCTCTTAGGTATCCTATGTATTCTTCTTGAGTTAAGAAGTCTTCTATGTAATCTATACATTCAATGTTACCTTTGCCGTAGTGTACTGGATTGTTTACGTTATCCATGACATATCTCCTGTAGTTTTTCCATGTCCTCTGGCATACGATACTTAATATCATCAGACAAACTTAGTGCTATTGTTTTGTTACCTGTCCACAGTTCTATCTCTCTGCGATACTCAATAGTCTTTGATACTGCATCAGGGTCTAGTGCAATGACAGCCCTATCATACTCACCTATCTTTTCAAAGTGTTTATGATTCATGCTAGTACCTAGGATCGCCATGCAAGTAACGTCAGGTAAATCTTGATAGGCTACTAAAGCAGAGACAACATCCTCTACAATAACTATAGTAGAGCCTACGCCTACTGTGTAGTAGTCTGCTGCACCTGTATAACGATACCACTTAGGGGTTTGAGTAGCACCTACTGCCCTACCTATAGCGTCAATCATCTGATGGTTATTGTATATAGGAAAGACTACGCGCTCTTGTTGTACATCATAGAAGGTGTTACCTACTATACCCCAACGCCTCATAAATCTATTGTGCTTAGTGTGCTGTCGTGTTGGCTCTACTAGCTGCGCTGGTAACTCCATAGTTTCTACCTCTCTCTTAGTTTGTTCTTGCGCTGGGCGTAAGTGTCTGCGTATTTCAGATGCAGTCATGTCTGTATCAAACTTACCACCTACACTACAGCCTAGCTTGTAACAGTTATACATCAACGTACCATACTCGCAAGAGGCAGAGAAAGTATTCTTACCCCTACAGAAGGGGCAGTCACCTCGGTGCGATCCATGTGCTGTTACAGACTCAGCATATTGCCTGTGCTGTTGCCAATCCCTATTACTCATACTCTAGCCAACTTCTTTATACCATAGTGTTCTTCAGTGTTAGTTCTTATAGAATGACAATTAGAACACAACACCTGACACTTGAATATCTCTTCTTTTATTTTCTTGTTACTCTTAGTCTTCTTACCATAGCGTAGGTAGTGTGCTCTCTTTGCTATTTCAAACTTCTTATCCTTAGGATTAACATGATCAAACTCTAATGCCGCTGCATGTTCTTTGTACTTACAAATTTTACAACCCTTAATCAACTTATATCTATGTAGTATAGCCATGCCTTCATCATACTTTTTTCTTCTGCGTATATTATCTTTTTCTTTACTCTCTTCACTTCTCACTCTCATCTTCATTCCCTCTCGCTGATAGCGCCTTGGATGCACCACTCAATGTATTTACTATATAAGGTTTTACTGATTGTATATTCTTATGTCCTGTTACCTGCATGATATTAGCTAAGTCAACCCCACCTTCCATCATCTCAGTCACGGCAGTACGGCGTAAGTCCATAGCTGTAAGCTCACTAGGTAGGTTAGCTTCGTCCAGTACCTCATTGATAAGTAAGGATATTTCACCCTTATCGTATGGTGTGTATGCACCTGCCCTCGGCTTAACTCTAGGTGCTACATATTCCTGGAATCCAAAGTCTTCCTTTTGTTGTCTCAACATATCACACAAACCATTAGATATAGGTAGGTGTACCTCAGCATTACGTTTACTTTGTGTCAAGTCTAAGCGACACTGATCTAAGTCTAAGGTATCCCAAGTCATAACTCTCATGTCGCCTATGCGCTGACCCCAATCGTATGCCATGTGTACTATAAGACTAATGCTACGCCATCTGAAGTCACTATACCCTGTCTCAAGAAAGGTTTTGATCTGATCTCTACTCCAGTATACACGTCTTTGTTTACTAGACTTAGTAGGTACGAGTGCTACTGGGTTATGTATCATTACATCCTGTCTCATAGAATACTTCCAAGCAGCAGACAACACAGCCTTACGATAGTTAGCTGTACGTATCCCTGTCTTGAGCCATATATCATATGCCTGTATAAGATGTCTTACCTTAACATTAGTACAACGATACTCACCAAGGGACCTGCCTTCCACAGGGGTACTGATCACAGACTCCAGATGTGTTGCATAATCTTTTTGAGATGCACCAGATAGTCTAGCAAAAGCAGGTGATACAAGATAGAACTCTATAATGTCACACAGTTTAGCATTACCCTTGGGTATTTTCATATTACCTTCCCTTCACATTTTTGTACCAGAGATATAAAGCACCGCCGATGTAAGCAGCAATAACAGTTAATGGTAGTAGATGCATTGTTATATTACTACTCATCATTTTCTTCCTGCCATTCTTGGTAGCACACGTACTCACCATCTAAGTCGAACTCTTCTATCAACTCAGTAGGTACACTATCTTTCCAATCTTCTTTGTTGAACTCAACAGAGTAGGTATTGTTTATATCTAAGGTACTATCGTACTCACCTATGAAACCTATACCTGGTTCATAGTAGGATGCCTCGATGCTAATACCTAATCTATCAGAACCTATATCGTATGCACCTGTAGGTGGACCCCATGCACTGTCAAAGCCTAGGTGTAGGTTGGATGTCTTACCATTCTCAAACAAACCAACCTCTACATCATGTACTTCCCACTTGGTATTCCATGTAGAATTAGCAACACCATAATCGTATTCACCTATTGGTGCTAGATGTTCCAGTAACCCACCCCTATCTGCCGCGTCTTTGATAGCCGTTAATACTTTTACATCGCCTGTAATTACTACTCTATTCTCACACCAGTTAGGCATTATGTATCTCCTTTGTTTAACATCCACACACGTCTGTTAATTTGATCTACCTTACGAGTGACGACCTTACAGCCTATCTTCTTAGCGTGAGTGTAGATACTAGCTAGTGCAGCACGTTTTACTACGACACTATCGCCTACCTTCATATGGTTTAGTAGTGCTTCATAACCTTTGTTAGGTGCACCGCGTCCATCCTTAGTTGATGGTAAGGGTACGTTCTTCTCAATCATAAATGTCATTTTATTTCCATCCTTATGTCTCTGATCTTATCATACATTTTATATAGGCGTAGCAACTCTTCCCTGCTACGCGCGGTGTGATAACATATATGCTCACCTGTTAGGGTATTATAGATGTTAAGCTTATGCACTATGCACTCTCCTCTTCTATCTGCTTAAAGATTTTCTGCAACCTAGCAACACTTTCTTTGGGTAGTGTTATGGGCTCTGCCACATCACACTCTATTAACATACTACCATCCTCTAAGGCAGTAGCAGTCCACTCAGGTGTTAGTTGTACTTTAGTCATTATGCATTCTCCTCTACTAATGTGTAACGTGTGTATCTTTGGTTTGTAACTGGGTGTCTTCCTGGAATACCATCAATACGATGGCCTGACTTGCGTAGCTCAGAGATACGCTTGGGGAAAGACTGTATGCTATAGTCTAGCAAAGCCTCGCGTAGGGTTAGACCCTTAGATGCACGAAGGTGCTTGAGTATCATAGTGTGTTGAGACATTTTCTTGTTTGTATTTTTCATATTTATATTCCTCTATGTTATATTATGTGTAAGATATATTATTAGTTTTAATGTTAGTCAATGTTACTAATATGTCACGTTACATATTTGCAACACCTAGTTCTATAGGTATCTCTACAGTCTGCGCTTCGTAGTCACACTGGCTGCAGTATTTTCTTCGTCTATTACTTGGGTATCCAAGCTTATGATAAGGTCTAGTATCTATAGTACGCATCTTATTAAAACAGTAGGGACAATGTGTAACTACTGTATCCTTCCACCAAGGTTGTTTATTCTCTGCCATTACTTATCCTGTATGAAAGCAAAGCCACCGCCATTACCTTCCTCATCTTGAGATATTACAAATCGTACTTCCTCTGATCCATTTGTTAATGTGAATACTGGAAAGGGTTTATCATATTCAAAAGCACCATCTTCAAAGTGAAAGTCCTGGATTTTACAACCCACTAATTGCCCATAGTATTTATTTATATCCATATTTTAACTCCATATCATAGTTAATAGTAAACTAAACGTAGCCAATACACCTATGGCTGCGAACCCTAGCACTGACCATACAAAGGCGGTGGCTAGTATTTCTTTTCTTTTTTCTTTACGCTCATGTTCTGTCACGTTAAAATATTTGTTATCCATTACTGTAGTCCTAACGTATCTGCTAACTTGTCTAATGTTTTCCTACCCTCATCAGTCAGGTTAAACACTTCACCTAATAGATCACCTACTAGTTCTCTTACTTCATCTTCTTTTTCTTTAGTCATCTTAAATTCCTTTCCTTTGCCCATAATCTTTTCAATCTATTTTGCTTACCACCTTTAGCACCAGTGACTTGCCTATTCTTTTGTTGCGTCCACTGATCACCCTCTTTGTAGTTACGCATGTTAAACAACTCACGCATCCTTTTATTCTCGGCATCACAAACTTTCTCGTGAGCTAATCTTAGTCTATCTTCCTGATCTAACATTACATACCTGCCCTAATAAATTCATCA